ATGCTGGACTTTGCTGAGGGTAAGCTCTATCAGAAAATCAAGGACGGCGACAATACTGCTATAATCTTTTACCTGAAGACCCAGGGCAAGGCACGGGGATATATAGAAAGACAGGAATTCGCTAATCCTCCAGGGGAGAGTTTCAGACATGACCATAACCCTAAAGGAAAACTCGTTAGCCTCCTCAATCGCTATGCTACCAGAGAAGGACAGACAGAAAGCGGTAGCGAGTCTGAGTGAGAAGGAAGCTGAATCGCTTATATATGACTGGGAGTTCTGGGCACGCCCTAAGCAACTACCGCCAGACTGGGATTGGTATGTTTGGCTTCTACTCTCAGGTCGTGGTGGAGGCAAGACCCGCACCGGCGCTGAGTTAGTCGTCAAGTGGGCAAAGGAAGGATTTAGCCCGATTGCTTTGGTAGGGAAAACCAAAGCTGATGTTAGAGACACGATGGTAGAAGTTGGGGAATCAGCTATCCTCAATATCTGCCCACCCTGGTTCAGACCGAAATATGAGCCGTCTAAGCGCCGTTTGACATTCCCCAATGGGGTACTAGCCATAATCTATTCTGGGGAAGAACCCGACGAACTCAGGGGACCGCAAAACCAGAAGGCGTGGGTAGATGAATTGAGCAAATTCAAGTACCCGAAGGACACTTGGGATAATCTGATGTTTGGATTAAGGGTAGGGTCGAAGCCACAGGCAATAGTAACTACGACACCGAGACCTATCAAGCTAATCAAGGAGCTGGTGGCGGATGAGAGGACGGCAGTTACACTTGGGCATACACTAGAAAACAAGGATAACTTAGCTCCTGATTTCCTGAACTATGTCCTGCGGAAATATGAGGGCACTCGGTTAGGGCGGCAGGAGCTAGCTGGGGAAATACTCGATGATAACCCAGACGCTCTATGGGATAGACAAAACATCGATGACTTGAGGCAAAGGGAACACCCTGACTTGATTAGAGTCGTTGTTGCTGTAGACCCGGCTGTTAGTACTAAAGAGGAAAGCTCGGATACTGGAATTATAGTTGCCGGCATAGCCAACGTTGCCGGGTCGTTACATGGTTATATTTTAGACGACCTCACTCTGAAAGGAACGCCTGACCAGTGGGCAACAGCAGCGGTGACAGGCTACCATAGCATGAGAGCTGATAAGATAGTCGGTGAAGTCAACAACGGCGGCGACATGGTGGAATATACTGTGAAGACAGTTGACCCCAATGTGGCTTTCAAGCAAGTTCATGCCAGCCGTGGCAAATACATCAGGGCAGAACCTGTCTCGGCTTTGTATGAGCAGGGTAGAATTCACCATATTGGGTTCTTCCCTGAACTGGAAGACCAACTTTGCGAATGGACACTGGGCGACAAGTCCCCTGACCGATTAGATGCTCTGGTCTGGGCGATAACCGAACTGATGCTGGAGGAGGAGAGGGGGGAGAGCATAGTGGTTCTCGACAGTATGAAATTAGTCGGTAACATGGATTTAAGTTAAAGGAGTTCAAAACAAAAGACGTAAAGCCTTAATCGGTTGTAACTATGGGCATTAAAGAGGAGAAAATCATCAATGGCAGAAGATAAACGCAATCCAGGCTTCGTCGACTTTGATTTGCTACTACAGGAAGCCACACAATCAGTCGAACAAGAGCTCGCCCTAGAAGACGCTGGTTGGATACAATTTGGAGCGTCTTCCGCTGACGTCGTAACACCCCTTGAACGAATTAACAATCTTAAAGCCTCTCGGATTTACTATACCAAAGACCCACTGGGGAGGCAAGCTATCCGTTTGTGGACTGACTATACGTTTGGTTCTGGGATGACTTTCCAAGCCCAAGACGATAAGGCACAAGAAGTCTTAACTAAATTCTGGGGTGCTCCATGGAATGCCCCAGTCTTCTCAGCAAGGGGGCAACGTAGGTCGTCCGATAAACTATTGGTAGATGGTGAGATATTCTTCGTAGTGTTCCTCGGCCCCAATGGAGATGCAATAGTTCGGTGGATAGACCCATTAGAAATCGAGGAAATCATCACAGACCCGGATGATATTGAGAATGTTCTTTACTTCGAGCGGCAGTGGTCTGATAGACAAGGCGAGGCTCATAAGACTTTCTACCGGGGCAAAACTAACATCGAGAATAAGCCCACTATCAATGCCATGCGACAAAAGGTGTCTGCTACCGATGACGGGATTGTTTTCCATTTAACATATAATACCATTACTCAGCGAGGCAATCCGTTATTATTGCCGGCTTTGGACTGGATTAAGCAATATCGTCGCTTTTTAGCCTCTAGGGTGGCAATTATGATGGCTTTAACCCGGTTTGCATGGAAAACTAAGATGGCAGGTGGTCAATCAGTTATAGACGCTAATAAGGCTAAGGTGAATGTCGAAGATAAGCCTCCGGCTGCTGGTTCTTGGATTATGGAGAATCTGGGGTCGGACACGACTCCGATTAAGACCGATACCGGCGCCGGGAATGCTTACCAGGATGGGCGCCAGTTAAAACTTCAGGTGGCGGCAGCGACTGGCATACCGGAGCAATACTACGGTGATATCTCTATAGGGAACTTGGCTACAGCTAAGACGGTTGAACTTCCTATGATGAAGCAGTTTCAATCGTTACAGAAGGTGTGGGAGGATTTTTACCAAGAGATTGATGAGGTAGTCTTACAACATAATGATATTGCCCCGGATAAATGGTATGTTGACAGGAACTTCCCATTGATAGCACCGAGGGACGTGGATTCTGCTGCGACTGCTATAGAGAAGATGGTCAATACTTTCCCATCATTTGCAGATTCTGACGAGGTAAAGGGAGCAGCTCTTACGATACTTGGCATTGACGATGTGGCTGAAGTGTTGGATAGTATAGAGAAGGTTATCGCCAGTAATCCTGATGCTAAATTAGCCAAAGTGCTGAGGGAATTTAGAGGGATGATTAGCAACAATGGAAAAGGAGAATATAGTGGCTACGAAAAAGGAACTGGTATTGAAGCCAAAGCCAGAAGTTCGAGAGGTCAAGAATGATATTTGCCAAATCTGTCAAGGAAAAGGATTCACCGAACATGGGCAAGGAGGCATTCTCAGAAGAAAGTGTGGATGCGGAACACTCTCAGTCGAAGAACAGATTAGAGTTATCCCTCCAAGAACTAGACAGGCTGATAGAAATAGCAGAGGATAAGATACCGGCGAACCCGAGGTCGCCACAAAATCAAAAGCATCGGAGAGCGTTTCAGAGAGCAATGGAGAGATACTTCCAGAATCTGGAGACGGCGTTTCCGTATCGGAAGGTGGAGAGGATATATAAACGATACGTGACGGAGGACTAGCATGGCTGATACGACTTATAATCTTATGATACCACCTACAAAAGCAATCGATAATGGTGATGGCACTTATTCTGTGTCTGTAGCTTTATCTACACTTGTGCCCTCAGGAATAGCGAAGGCGGACATATTTAACACAGCACTACCCGCTGCAGAGGGAGATTGGCTTGGCGCAGATATAACACCCACTAAGAGTCCAAGTTATTTAAATATATACGTTTCTGTATCCATACTTGGCATTTTGAGAGTAGCAAGAACGGTGGGGGGTGTCACGGTGACAGAGGATCTAAACAGTGGGGTAAATCTGGTTGCTGGAGCTGCTTATATGTTTACAATTCCATGGCGAACTGGGGACAGTATAAATATCCGTTATTCGACTACCACTGGCACAATAAACCGACTTCTGGTTGACGAGATAGGAGGTGGCTAAAATGGTTTATCCGCCACAAGGTTTATGGACACCTCCAAGAACAGCCACACTCGTAGTGGCTGCTTATAATGCTAGCGATAAATCGAAGGTTCAGGCTGACTTTGTTTGCGATGGTATAGCTGATGAGGTTGAAATTCAGGCGGCGATTGATGCTGTTTGGGCTCTTGGTGGTGGTACTGTTAAGCCCTCTGAAGGAGATTTTTATCCTGCTGGCCGTATTACCCTACACTCTAGAGTTGATGTAATAGGTTCCGCTGGAACTAAAGTCCATTCATGGGACCATGGGGAGATTTTTACAGAACCTACACCGAGATTATTCAGTCTGGATGCCGATGCAGCAAACTGGGTTGTAGAATCGGGGACCATAGCTTTAGCAGATAGTGCTGCCCAGTATACTGAGGGTGTTGGAGCATTGAGGGCTGTTGTAGCCGTAGGTGGGGAGATTAGTAGAACTTTCGCCGCCGAGGATTGGAGCTATTTTGAGTTCTTTCATATCTTTGTATGGAGTACTAATGATTATGTTGAAATTACATTCAAGGTACAAGATGCTGATGGTAATTACGACAGATGGCACTTTGAAACACAAAGACCTGATGGTTGGAATGAATTTACTCTTCCTCTTCGTAATCCCGATGATTCTAATGGGGTTGTTGATTATACCAGAATTGTTACCATTACTATAGATGACCTTGTTGCTGGAGATACCTATTATTTTGATGACATTAGAGTTGTTAAAGGCTATGGTGGGCTTGAAAACCTTGATATTGTTGGTACAACTGCTGTTATAGCAGGTACTACCATTACTACTTCGGCGTCCGAGGTTTATTTCAAGAATTTACGCTTAATAAATATAGCAGATGAATGTTTCACTATAACTTACGCTAGAAGACTTACAATTGATGGTTGTTTATTGTCTGGGTTGTGGGGTGCTGTAGCCTTGGGTGAGGGGGGGCCTAGACTTGAGTTATTTAGTACTTATAGATGTCGCTTCATAACCATCATTAACAATAAGATTGTTGGAGTTCCACAGGAAGGAGTGATTCTAACTGGGAATGATATTTTATTTAAAAACAATCAAATCTTAAATGCAGGTACTATTGCGGTGCGAGTTCGTAGTGATATTGGCAATACTACATATAGATCAAGTGACATTAGGATATTAAATAATACCATACGGAATGCGGTAATAGGAGTTTCTATCAGAGCTGAAGCTGGTGGTGGAGCTACCCATTGTCTGATTGAAGATAATGATATAGGTAATTTACAGTTTGATGGAGTAGATGTTGAGACTAATGGGCATCGCATTCTTAATAATAAGGTTCGTAATGTAAGGGTAGGGATAAGTCTTCGAGCAGGTGCTGATGACATCCGTGCATCAGGGAATTTTGTAGAGGATTCCACCACTGGGATAAACATAGAAAGTGATGATAATATAGCTAAGGAAAATTATATCAAGGACTGTACTACAGGTATCAATATTACGGCGACGGCTGAACGCAATGTTTTTAAGGATAATAGATTTGACACTGTCACCAATCCAATAGTCGATGCTGGTGTTGACTCGATATTTGACTTGGCTATCGAGGCAGTTGTCCTCGACCTCTCTGGTGGAGCCACTGATTTAGTCACCTTCCACGCTGTTGGAGGCCATTATCTCTGTGGTTACACAGTGCTCTATACCGAAGCTAGTTCTGCCGATGCCGGGGTAAACATCAGGATAGGCAGGCTACAGGCTGATGGAACCTTTGACGATGACTATTACGACATCGTCGCTAGTGAGATAAATGAGGCAAAAGGTTACTCCACACGTTATAAGACAGCTGATTTACTCCAGATGGCTATCGCCGATGGTGAGAGTGTAACTGTTGGAACAGTAGGTGGAAAGACAGGCGCTGGTGAAGTTAAGATAATCTTGCATATAGCGAAGTTATAGGAGAACTGAGTAATGGCGGATAGAGTAGTTTACATAAATGAGGCTGGCGGGCTTGAAGACAGAGGAATCGTAGATGGTAAGATAGTTACCCACGCTGCCGATATAGCTGCTCATCAGTATAGTCTTATGCTTAAAGTTCGAACTGGTGAGTATTTCCACGGTGTCCCGGTATATAGTGAGACACTAAACGCTTTAGTGGCCGACCAGATATATGCTGTCCCTTTTATAGTAGAGAGAGCTTTGACTATAGATCGGTTAGCGATTGAAGTTACTACTGGCGATGCTGGTAAAATAGCCAGATTGGGTATTTATAATGATGGGGCTAATATGTATCCAGGGACATTAGTTCAAGATTACGGAACAGTATCAGTTGCTGCGGCAGCTGTGGTTGCGGCTAGTGCTGACCAAGCACTTACTCCTGGTCTATACTGGTTAGTCGTGGTGTCCGATGGTGTTCCAACCTTATCGTGGCATAGTTATATATCCTTCGGCCTTGGGCAGACTGCAACAACATTTGATGTACCAGGTCGTGTTTGGATGGGATGGTATAAGGGAGCCGTTGGGAGCGGAGCTTTAGCAGACCCATTTGTCGCTGCAGGAACGTTACAGAGACAATCCATGCCAGCAGTATTACCAAGATTGAAAACGCTTGACTAAGGAGGTAGAGATGCCAGAAACAAGATATGAGATAGTATTCAAGGATGGGGTGGAAATAAGCAGGACGCCTTACGAGGTCTCTGATGAGGAATTGGCCAGAGAGCAAGCAACAAAGGACTGTAATGATACGCATTTAGATTTACAGCAACTCTTGAAGGATTGGGGTGGCCTTAATTTTGCTCAGAAGCAGGCGGCAATCGTAGAGACATATCCAATAGTTGTCAGGTTATGTCTTATGTGTGGAGAGAAAGCCGGATTATTCATAGTCGATTGGTGATTTAGATGGCTTTAGCGTCAGATATCGAAAGTATTATAAACCCATTACTAGCTGCTTTTAGCTCTCAATTGGCAACGATGGTTGAGAGGGAGCTAATAAATATCTATGTCTCTGGAGAATGGAATGAGCAAGGAATTAAATTTACCAAATCTTGAAGAAGCAGTAAAGGAAATGAGAAAACATTGTAAAGAAACTGTTGGAGTTATCACTGCCGAAATGAGGAAGAATTGTTACACTGTTGAGTGGGGCTTTCTAACTAGAGAAGAATTTGAGAGAATAACCAGAAAGGAAATAGAATAATTGCCACTGGAAAAAGATATTGATGGATCGTTAACCCCTTTAGTGGTTGCACTTTCGGCGGGTTTATTGGCTAGTGTGAGAGATGAGCTATTACTTATCTATAAGTCAGGGGAGGCAGAGATGACAGCTTGGGCTGAATTAACTATTGCTTCTCCGCCAGCCCCTAAAGTTGCCATAGACTTTGCCAGGGAAAGAGGGGCACAGTTAGTTACTCAAATGAATGAGACTACCAAGAAACGATTAGCTAATGTTATAAGTGACGGTATCAAAAATAAGAGAGGGGTACCTGGGATTAGCCAGGATATACGCAAGACATTTGCAGACATGACTAGATATAGGTCGGAGTTGATTGCCCGCACAGAAACTGCCAATGCTTTAACCCATGCGAGCCTTGATAGGATGGGCGATTTAGGGGTTGATGGAAAGGAGTGGGTTACTGTGGGCGATGACCGTGTGAGCCTAGAATGTCAGAGCAATGAAGCACAAGGCGTTATTCCTATTGACCAAGAATTTACCAGTGGTGTTATGGGACCGCCACAGCACCCCGCATGTCGCTGTGCGATAGCCCCCGTTATGCTAAGGAAGTAAAGAAATATGTTTGCTTACTTTTATAAGACATATTGTAGATGTGCCGCAGCGCCAGCGATGTTGAGGAGTTAGATGGTAACCGACAGAGTAAAAATCCAGAAGCCAGAGGATGAGGAACTCAAGAAGCAACTCGACAAAGTTGACTGGAGTATGTTTCTTCAGTATGGGTGTGTTAAAATACAGGTAAGGCAAGGGAAAGCCGTTTTGGTAACTAAAGAGGAGACTGTTAAACTGGATTAAAAACCGAATAGATAGCGATGTTGTGGAGTAGAGCAGTGGTTAGCTCGTCAGCCCCATAAGCTGAAGGTCAGGGGTTCGAATCCCCTCTCCGCTACCAAGCTAATAGAATAGTAACTAGCTAAACGGAAGAACCGATAGGCAGAAACGCTTATCGGTTCTTTTTTTGTTTTTGGAGAAGCAGAAATTACTCTTGAAAAAGAACAACAGAGATTAATAAAGGAGGCAAAGTCAATTGCCATACGCAAGGAATAGTGAGTTACCAGACGCAGTGAAGGCGTTGCCTACTGCCGGTCAGACAATGTATAGGAAAACATTTAATTCTGCGTTTGAGCAATACGATGATGAAGGCAAGGCTCATGCTACTGCGTGGGCTCAAGTTAAGACTCAGTATAAGAAAGTAGGCGATAAATGGGTCGCAAAGGAGGCTTCAATGCCGAAAGTTAAAGAGAAGATGAGTGATAAGGACAGGTCGAATATCATTCAGGCAGCACTAGAGGAACACTATCATAGAGATACTCAAGCGTATCCTGGCTCACCGATACCTTCGCTACGTGACATATACGAAGATAGCGTGGTCTATAATCTGGGCGGTTCTCTCTTCGAAGTCACATATACTATGGACAAAGCGGGGAAGGTCACTTTTGGGGAGGTGACTAAGAAAGTCATTGCACAGACAGTTTACAAAGCTATTGAATCTCTAAGAGAGAAATACGCCGAACTCATACAGGAAGCTGGGGAACGTGGAGTGGCTATGGATGCCCTACGAGAAGTGGCTGAAAGCTGTGATGCCTTAATAGGTGCCGATGAACCTGACGAAGATGCCGTTAATGAGGCTATCAGTGGCACGGAGAAGGCTATAGAGTGGATGCGGCTACAAGAGGCTACAAAGACTGAGGATGGCGTGTCATATCCATCAAGTGCCTTTGCTTATGCCCCTGACCCTGGTAGACCTTCCACTTGGAAATTAAGGTTATGGGAAGACCCCGAAAAGAAGGTTACCAAAGCGCAGCTTGGACGAGCTGCGGCGGCTTTGTCACCAGGTGGGTTCCGTGGTAATAGGATTGAGGTTCCCAGCAGTGCTCTTGCTGGGGTAAAGGCAAAAATAAGAGCAGCTTACCGAAAGCTAGAAGTCAAAACAGAGGACATACCTAAGTGGGTTAAGGATGCTGATATGAGAGAACGAGTATCAGAATCATGCGAGATCAGTATTGATGAAGTAACTAAAGCGGGAATCGCTAAAGGTATCGTTCCAGTTCGCATTATCAAGCCAGGGTTTAATACATCCGAATCAAGATACTATTCCGAGCAGGCAGTGAAAGATGCTGCCATGATATTCGATGGTTCCAAGATGTATGCCGATCATGCCACCGAATCGGAGGAAAAAGAGAAGCCTGAGAGATCCATCAGAGATTGGGTGGCTACGTTACACAATACTAAAGTGGCAGATTCAGGCAATGCGGTGGGGGAAGCTCATATCAACGCTGGTTGGTTGAAGGAAAAGATAGCTAACCTCTTTGAACAGGGTGACCTCCAACACTTAGGAACGAGTATCAATGCTGTTGGTAAAGGCACCAACCAGACTATCGAGGGGAAAAAGACAGTCCTAGTCGAGGGGCTGGTAAAATCAACGTTTCAATCAGTAGATTTTGTTACCGAACCGGGAGCAGGGGGGCAAGCTGGACTGAGGGAAAGCGCCAGAGAGAATTTCTTGGACGTTGACCTGATGGACTTAGCGGAACTCCGAGAAGCTAGACCCGATTTAGTAATGATTATCGAAACTGATATCAAGGAATCAATAAGGCAGGAGGTCAATGAGAAAATGGCTGAAATCAAGGAACTCGAAGACCTGAAAGGACAGGTCGAAACACTAACCGCAGAGAATGGCGAACTCAGGACACAGATTGAAGAGGCAGAGAAGGCGAAAGCGAAAGCTGAAGCACAAGCCACTATTAAAGAGGCTGTAGACAAGGCAGAGCTACCCGGGGCTGCTAAGGCTCGTCTGATTGAGAGGTTCGCCGAGGCTACCACCGATGAAGGGGTGGCAGAGGCTATCAAGGCAGAGGCCGATTACGTTATGACCATTAAGGGTGACGGAAGGGTTAAAGGTCTTGGTGGGTTCAAAGTCACCAAAGAAGTGGCTATTGAAGAGCTTAAAAAGTCCTTTAGGGAAGCAAACCCAACGTGGACTGATGAGCAGGTTCAAATCGCTGCCGATGGTAGATAAAAGGGAGAAAAAATAATATATAAGGAGGCAATATAATGCCTGCATTTGGAGTTTACCCTATAGCGGACGTCCTCACCGTTGGAGATGAAGTGTCATCTACTTATGAGGGCAGACATGTCACAGTCTTAGAAAGTGACCTGATTCACCCGACACACGCTGATGGAATGGCAGACCATGGTGACCCTGTTGTCTTTGGAACTACGGGATTGCAAGCTGTCGGTGTAGTGGTCGGGCCGAGTGCTGCGGTTGCGGCTGACTTGGTTACTGTGGACACCGAAGGAATCTGGGCAGTTGATGTCTATGCGCAGGATGACGCTGGTGCCAGTGCAGTAGCTGGTGGCGACCTGCTCTATATCAGTACCGTTGCGCCAGCCGTTGTCAGTAAAATCAGCAACCAAGCTACACAGATACCGTTCGGTTATGCTCTTGGTATCGTGGGGGCTGGACTAACTGAAGTCATCGCTGTTAAAGTCCACTTCGACCCGTCACTGGACAACGCCAAGAGAACCTACATG